GCCAAGCAGTATATACTTTTTTTAGATCTACTGCTGATGGTGTATCTGATGGTGTAAGCACTACACTTAGTGCAGGAATAAATGCAGCAGTTACAACTATTCCCTTGACCGCGATCACGGGTTTTCCAACAGCAGGTACTTTAACTATTGGCACAGAAGATATTACTTACACAGGAATTTCTAGTTTAAATTTAACAGGATGTGTTAGAGGTGTTAACGGTACAACAGCTGCTACTCACAATACTGGTGATGCAGTTGCACAGTCTCCAAGAGGCATGACTGATATTCAAGAAGCAAATTACAGAGTAGATACTACAAGTGTTGATACACCTATGACAAGAATTAGTAGATCTCAGTATCAAGCATTTTCTAATAAAACAGATATGGGTTTATCTTATTATCTAGCTTTAAAATATGCACCACAAAGAGTACAAGAATTAAAATTATTATACGAAGATGAATTAAAAAGAGCTGAGTCTGAAGATGGTTCTTCTAACTCAACTTACATATCACCTAAAATATATTTTCCAGGGGTTGCCTAATGACTAGTTTTTCGCAAGGTAAATATGCGTTAGCGATATCAGATAGATCAGGTATGGCTTTTCCATATAATGAAATGGTTAAAGAATGGAATGGTGCATTAGTGCATATAAGTGAGTATGAACCTAAGCAACCACAACTACAACCTAAACCAACTAATGCAGACCCACAAGCTTTACAAAGAGCAAGACCTGCAAGAACAGAATTTGCAACAGAAGATTTTTTACCTGAAAATCCTCTTGTGACTGCATCTAATACTACATTAAAAATTAATTTTCCAAATGGTGATTTACAAGTGAATGATTTTATTAGATTAAGAAATGTTAAATCTCCGGTAGGTTCTCTTTCCATATCTACTTTACAATTATCTACAACATTAAATGGGGCAATAACGGATACTGCTACTACAATTAATTTAACTGATGGATCAGCGTTTCCAACATCAGGTTTTATTATGATAGAAAAAATATTATTGACAGCTAGTGATACAAGCGATCCTTTAAAAGTTGGGACATATCAAAATGAAGTTATAGAATATACAGGAAGGTCTACACATCAACTAACAGGTTGTACTAGAGGAACAAGTGCACCTTACAGAGGAGCATCTCCTGAATCTACAGTTGCTGGATCTCATTCTAATTTAGCAAAAGTTTTTGGTTGTTATAAAGTTGTTTCTTTAAATGAAACATCAGTTCCAAGCACAGGTCAACCATCTACAACCACACAATTTGATGGTATAAATGTTACGACCATTACTGCACTAAGCACAGAAACAGGAGGCGGTTTTCAATGTACAATTGGACCCGTTAATGATAGAGGTTAATTATGTCAGGCGTTAAAAAATACGATTATAGCACACTAACTACAGCGATAAGGGATTACACAGAAGTAAGTTCTGATGTTTTAACTACAACCGTTGTTGATGGAATTATTATGGCTGCGGAATTTAGAATTTATCAAGAGCTTCCTATGGACTCTCAAAGATTTGTTCAAGAAGGTACGTTAGCAGCTGATGATAACACAATTAATTCTCCTGCCGGAGCTTTATTTATTAGAGGTGTTGAAGTATTCAACTCTACTTCAGCGACTACTGGTAATGGGACGTGGTTAGAGAAAAAAGATCAGACATATTTATCAGAGTACACAGACAGATTAACAGGACCTGAAGGTGATTTAACAGCGCAAGATGTTACAGGATTTCCTAAATATTACGCTATGTTTGGTGGTGCAGACAATACGACAGATACTTCATCAGGAGGTATGTACATAGCTCCTACACCTGACGCTAATTACAAATTTAGAATTTATTATAATAAAATGCCAAATGGCCTTGGGTCTGGAACTGGTTTTAATAACAATACTTACTTAAGTACTTATTTTCCTCAAGGGCTTTTATATGCATGTTTGGTAGAAGCATTTGGATATTTAAAAGGTCCAATGGATATGTTGACATATTATGAAAATAGGTATAAAAATGCACTACAACAGTTTGCAGGTATGCAACTTGGAAGACGAAGACGAGACGATTATACTGACGGAACAGTTAGAATACAAGTTAAGTCCCCGTCTCCATAACAAGGAGAAAAAATTATGGCAATAACATCGGCAGTATGTAATAGTTTTAAAGCAGAAGTCTTACAAGCTTTACACAATTTTACAGCATCATCTGGAAACAGTTTTAAAATAGCTTTATACACAAGTTCTGCTACTTTAAATAAATCAACAACAGCATACAGCACGTCAAACGAAATATCTAACACATCAGGATCAGCTTACACAGCTGGTGGTGCAGCACTTACAAGCGTAACTCCTGCTTTATCTACAGACACAGCGTGTTGTGACTTTTCAGATGTTAGTTTTACTTCTGCTTCATTTACAGCTAATGGTTGTTTAATATATAACGATACAAACGCTGATAGAGCAGTTTGTGCAATTGCATTTGGTGGAGACAAAACTGTATCTAGCGGAACTTTTACAATTCAATTTCCTACAGCAGACGCAAGTAACGCTATTCTTCGTATAGCGTAAAGGTAACGACGGATGTCCGTTACTAGAACTTTTACAGTAACGGTAGTCAGTACCGGTTCAGGAAATAAATATTTTATTGATGGAGTACAACAAGCTACTTTACTTTTAGGCGAAGGTGGTACTTATAAATTTGATCAATCCGATAGTTCAAATGGTAATCACCCTTTAAGATTTTCAACAACTGATGATGGAACACATGGTGGAGGTGACGAATATACCACTGGTGTAACTACCAACGGTACACCTGGTCAAGCAGGATCATACACACAAATTGTAATAGCTGAAAGCGCACCAACTCTTTATTACTATTGCACAAATCACTCAGGAATGGGTGGCCAAGCTAATACTGTTGATGGAAATTCATGGGGACTTATGTCTTGGGGTGCAAACGAATATGGCAGTCAAGATTCTATTGATATTACATTAACAGGTGTATCTGCTACTTCTAGTGTAGGTGTTTTAGATGCTTTTAATGAAGAAGGTTGGGGTAGACAAGAGTGGGGTAATTCTGCTTGGGGTGTAGAATATGCTGTACAACCAACAGGCGTACAATCAACATCCTCGGTCGGAAGTGTTACTACTTTTGATATACAAACTGTTATACCAACAGGAGTAAGCGCAACATCAAGTGTCGGCTCTCCTGCACTAGCTTTGGAATCAATTATAGTTCCTACAGGTGTACAGGCTCAAACAGAACTTGGAGACTTTGATAATGCCGGTACTTTAGTTGGTTGGGGTAGAAATGGTTGGGGTGAAGAACCTTATGGAGATTCATTTAATAAACTAGTTCAACTTGCAGGATTAAGTACAACATCAAGTGTTGGATCATTAACAGCTGCAATAGAAAATTTTGTTTTCCCAACAGGGGTAAGTGCAACATCAAGTGTAGGCAGCTTAACACCTATTATAGATTGTGTAGTGGTGCCGACAGGTGTATCAGCTACTTCTAGTGTTGGTGCTCCTACAATAGTACAAGCCACTATTGGATTAACAGGTCTTAGTACAACAGCTTCAGTTGGAGGAATAGTCCTTGATGCACTAACTGTTGAATTAAGTGGTCTTTCTACAACTTCATCTGTAGGTTTATTACAAGAACAAATTACTGAAATTCCAACAGGTCAACAAGCAACATCTAGTGTTGGTTCATTGACATTGGAAATAAAAATTCCATTAACAGGTGTTTCTAGCACCGCAGCTGTTGGTACCATAACTCCTGAATCGATGACTGTAGGTTTAGACGGACAGGAGCTAATATCTAGTGTAGGAAATGTTGCTCCATTAGGATATGGAGACGTTGACATCACTGGAAATACTAATTATAATGGTGTTGACGTTACAGGAAATACATCGTATACAGACGTAACACACGTAGCTTAGGAGAACAAAATTATGGCATCAACTTACACACCTTTAGGCGTTGAATTAATGGCAACCGGCGAAAACGCTGGTACTTGGGGAACAAAAACTAACACTAATTTAAATATTGTAGAACAAATTTCTGGTGGGTATATCGCAAAAAGCATTGCGGGTGGTGCACAAACTACAGGTCTTTCAGTTTCTGATGGATCGACTGGTGCAGAATTAGCACACAGAATGATTGAGTTTACTGGTTCAATTTCTGGAAATCAAATTGTTACAATTCCGTTAGATGTTCAAAACTTTTATTTTTTAAGAAATTCAACATCAGGTGCTTACACTGTTCAGTTTAAATATGCATCTGGTTCAGGAGACTCGTTTACTTTTTCAGCAACAGACAAAGGTGATCAAATTATTTTTGCAACAGCAAATGATGGAACTAATCCTGATATAGATACATTAGCAATTGGAACTGGTGATGTAACTCTTACTGGCACACAAACTTTAACAAACAAAACTTTAACAGACCCTATATTAAGCCCTACTGCAACAACAGCTGGTAAGGTAGAATTTTTAGAAGGCACAAACAATGGTACAAATAAAGCAACACTAATAGGTCCAGCTGCAACAGCCGACGTTACAGTGACACTGCCGGCAGCAACTGACACACTAGTTGGAAAAGCTACAACAGATACTTTAACAAACAAAACTTTAACTAGTCCTGTAATAGGAACAAAAATTTCAGATACTAATGGAAACGAATTAATTCAACTTACTGCAATAAGTTCAGCAGTTAATGAATTTACTTTATCAAATGCTGCAACAGGTAATGGTCCAGTTCTTTCAGCAACAGGTGAAACTAATGTTGATATAAATTTAAACCCTAAAGGAACAGGAACTCTTAAATCAGGTTCAACTGCAGTTAAAATTGCAGGTAAAGAAACTATGTGGGTTCCAGCTTCAGCAATGTATCCAGCTACAACTAATGGTGCAGAAGCTGCACAAGTTGAAACTACAGCTTTAAGACCTGATATGAAAGTATTAGACTTTGACGCAAGTACAGACGAACACGCACAATTTTCAGTAGCTTTTCCTAAATCATGGAATGAAGGCACAGTAACTTATCAAGTTTATTGGACACCAAGTAATACAAACACAGGAGATTGTCTTTTTAGATTACAAGGTGTGGCATGTGCAGACAATGATACTATTGATGTTGCTTATGGAACAGCAATCGCTGTTGCGGATGCCGGTATTGGAACAGTAGAAGATCAACAAATTTCAGCTGAGAGTTCTGCAGTTACAATTGCAGGTTCTCCTGCAGCAGGAGAAATTACTTACTTTCAATTATTTAGAGATGCAAATGCTGGTGAAGATAATTTTACAGGTGATGCAAGACTTCTTGGAATTAGAATATTCTTTACTACTGATGCAGCTAACGACGCATAAGGAATTTAGATATGAGAGAAAAATTAAATCAATCTCTTACTGTTGAAGGCAAGAGTTCAAATAAAAAAAAATCAACGCGAGGAAAATCTTTTGGTTATCAAGTTTTAGGATTTGGTGCCGGAGGAGGAGTTAGTATATCCCCCTTTACCGCTAATTATTTAGTGGTTGCAGGTGGTGGAGGTGGTGCTCATTCAAGAGGCGGCGGTGGTGGAGCTGGAGGTTTATTAACTTCTTTTTGTACTCCAGCCAGTGCTATGACTTTAGATGGTACTGCATTACCTGTAACAGTAGGTGCTGGAGGAGCAGCAGGTACTTTTCCTTCAACAGTTAACACGAGTGGTAGTAATTCTGTATTTAATGGACAAACATCAGTAGGAGGTGGAGCTGGGGCTAACCCTGCTATTAATCCAAAATTTAACGGTCAACCAGGAGGTTCTGGAGGTGGTGGAGTAGGAGCTGGTGGTAACCCTAGTAATGCTGGTGGTTCTGGAACAGCTGGTCAAGGTAATCCAGGAGGATCTGGTTCACCAAGTGCTAACTATGGTGCTGGAGGAGGTGGTGGAGCAGGAGCTGCTGGACAAAACGGTTCTTCAGGATGTGCTGGAGATGGTGGTAATGGATCAGCTAATTCTATTACAGGTGCTTCAACAACATATGCCGGAGGTGGTGGAGGTTCTCGTTATACACAAGGTGGTGGTTCTAATGGTCAGGGAGGAACAGGAGGTGGTGGTAGAGGTGGTTGTAATACTATTAGTGCACAAGCTGGTAGAATAGGTTTAGGTGGCGGCGGAGGTGGTGGTGCATTTACTAATACTTCTTGTAGTGCTGCTACAGATCAAGGAGCAGCAGGTGGTTCAGGTGTTGCAGTAATTAGAGTTCCTTCATGTCAAGGAGTTACAGTAGTAACTACTCCAGGTGGTGGAGTAAGTTACATAGCAACTCCAGGTGGTCACGATCAAATAGCAACTTTTTCAGCTTCAGGATGTATATCATTTGAAGCAGGAGACCCGACTGTAATCTCAGCTGATTATTTAGTAGTATCAGGTGGTGGTGGCGGTGGTTTTGGTTCTCCAGGTGATGGTGGTGGTGGAGGTGGAGCAGGTGGTATTTTAAGTTCTTATTGTACACCATCAAATGCTTTACTGATTGGAAAAGGAGGTCATCAAGTAGAAATTGGAGCTGGTGGATCTCCCGGAGCAACTTCGGATGGAACAGGTGCCGCTTTAGGTACAGGAAATAAATCAAGATTTTTAACAATAAGCAGTTGTGCTGGAGGGGGTGGTGGACCTTTAGGAGGTTCTGGAGGTCCTGGAGCTTCTGGTGGTGGAGCAGGTGCTCAAAACGGTTCAGGAGGAAATTCAGTTACTGGTCAAGGTAACCCTGGAGGAGGTGGAAGTCCAGGTGGGTCTAGTCCAAATAGTAGAGGTGGTGGTGGAGGTGGTGCTTGCGCTTCTGGAGGTTCAAATGCAGGTCCAGGTGGAGCAGGTAGAGCAACTTCAATTACAGGTTCTTCAACAACATTTGCTGGTGGTGGTGGAGGTGGACACAGACCTTCATCAGGAAGTGGTGGATCAGGCGGAGCTGGTGGTGGTGGAAATGGTGGATCACCGGGACTAGCACAAGCGGGTACAGCTAACACTGGTGGTGGTGGAGGTGGTGGTGGAGGTCCTTCACCTAATGCACCTAATGGAGGTTCAGGTGTTGTAGTAATACGTGTACCAGGAGCAACAGGTGTTGCAGCAGCCCCAGGAAGTAATACGGTCGCAACTTTACCGGGTCCAGCTGGAGGATGTAAAGTAGCAACCTTTAATGTATCTGGTACTTTGACAATAAGTTAAAATTAATTTATAGTACAAAAAATTTAAGGAGTATAAAATATGGCACATTTTGCAGAGTTAAAATCACAAATAGACCCTACGGGATTTACAACAGACACGCATTTGGTGGTAGAAAGAGTAGTAGTTGTTGGTAATGATATTCCAGCTAATGGCGGTATTCTAGCCGCTAATGATATGCATGTTGATGGAGAAACATGGTGTATTAATTTTTTTAAAGGCGGTGTGTGGAAACAAACTTCTTACAACAATAATTTTAGAAAAAGTTATGCCGGAATCGGAATGGTTTATGATCCTTCAAAAGACAAATTTATAAGTCAACAACCTTTTGTTTCATGGTCTTTAAATGCTGATGATAATTGGCAAGCACCTGTAACTTATCCAACAGTTGTAAATGACGGTGCAGATCCGATTGTTTGGTCATACTTAATTAAATGGAATGAAACAAAATATAATGCTGACAACACTAAAGGTTGGGAAGCAACTAAAACTAATGATGAATCAGAAACTCCTTCGGTATACGATTGGAATGGTTCAGCTTGGATAGATTCTTAATTTTTACTCTTTACTCTTAAATCTATTTACGATAAAACATATGTATAAAGACATATGAATCTAACTAATAATTTTTGGTATTATAAATCCGCAATTCCAGAACGTATCTGTGATGACATTGTAAAATACGGTCGTCAGCTGCAAGATCAAATGGCAGTTACTGGTAATATGGGCGATAAGAAATTAAATAAAAAAGAAATAAAAGATTTAAAAAAGAAAAGAAATTCTGATGTTGTATGGATAGAGGACAGATGGGTTTATAGAGAAATACAACCTTATGTAAAGGATGCAAATACAAATGCTGGTTGGAATTTTCAATGGGATCATTCTGAACCTTGTCAATTTACAAAATATACAAAAGGACAATTTTACGATTGGCATTGTGATGGATGGGATAAACCTTATCAAACAGGAGAAGGAAATCCACTAAACGGTAAAATTAGAAAGTTATCTGTTACAGTAACACTATCAAACCCTAAAGATTATAAAGGTGGAGAATTAGAATTTGATTTTAGAAATACAGACCCTGAAAAAAAACGTAATATACATAAATGCATAGAAATATTGCCTAAAGGATCTTTGGTTGTATTTCCTGGTTTTGTGTGGCATAGAGTATGTCCTGTTAAAAGTGGAGAAAGAAACAGTTTAGTTATTTGGAATGTAGGGTGGCCGTTTAAATAAAAAATTATGAAAAAAAAAACAAGAAAAAAATTAAAGAAGCCTCTGTGTGAAAGTACAAACGGATATCCTAAAAAATTAAATTTAGAACATTATTTTTCATCTCCTATTTGGTTTGCAAATGCACCAAAGTTTGTAGATAGTTTAAACAAAGCATCTGATAAATATATTGAAGCAGCTAAAAATAATTTAAAACCAGAACTTGATAAACGTAATAAAACCTTTGGTAATAAAGGAGATATGGGTAGTGTATTTCATTCAACGTCATTAGTTGGCGACCCTGATTTTAAAGAACTACAAGATTATATAGGTGCAACAACATATAATTTATTAGATGAGATGGGTTTTAATTTAACTAATTATAAAGTTTTTATGACAGAAATGTGGGTACAAGAATTTGCCGAAAAAGGAGGTGGACACCACACATTACACACTCATTGGAATGGACACATGTCTGGTTTTTATTTTTTAAAAGCTAGTGAAAAAACATCTTTACCTTTATTTGAAGATCCAAGACCCGGAAATCTTATGAATTTATTACCAGAAAAAGATAAATCAAAAATAACTTACGCTTCGGCTGCAATAAATTATCAAGTTAAACCAGGAAAATTAATATTTTTTCCGTCATATTTACCTCATCAATATATTGTAGATTTAGGTTACGAGCCATTTAGGTTTATTCATTTTAACTGTCAAGCAATACCGAAAGGAGTTTTAAATGTCGTTTAAAAAAA